GCCATTCCTCATCTTTATCTGGGTGATCTCGCCAATCCATTATGAAAACTTGAGTTCTTTTTGGATCTTCAATCTCACCTTTCCACAATTCACCATTCATTCTTCGGCGATGAAAAACGTTTCCTGTTCCATTCACTGAGCTTATGTCAACTTGGATATTTGTATTGTCCATCAATGAAGCTTCAACAACTTCTGGCCGTTCATAATGGGCTGATTCATCTTTAAAATAAATCAACTTACGTCCACCGCGACCAATACTGTCGCCAGCTTCACCTGTTATGGAACTTTCATTCTCAGGATTTATCAATTTCATAAAAGATGAATGCTCTCTTGGATTATAACCAATTGGTAAAAGTTCTGAAGGAAGATTTTTGACCGTAAATCTTATTTTTTCAAATATACTGTCCATGTCTCCAAGACGATCAACAAGCATCTCTTTCCGAGAGCCGAAACCAATGGAGGCTCCTGAACGGAACCTCCAGAGCCAAACGGAAAAGGCGACAGCTGTCCAAGTTGCGCCCATGTCTCTACATTTCTCAACGAGACCCGCACACTGATTATCAATCAATTGAAGAAAAAATCTGCATAATTCTTCTTGGCGCTGAAACAACCTGAAAGGGAGAGTGGCAGGAAGTCCCGAGCCTGATTTGCGGGGGTCAAATGTGAAACACCAATCGTTGATGAATTCGACTGGCCGTTCAGAATAATAAGCTATCGCTAAATCTGGTCTTTGTCTTGTTGCCTTCAGAACATTGAAACGGCGCATAAATTCTGCGTCGTAATCTGGGGGCCATGATTTAGCATCAAATGATTTTGGCGAAAGATCAACCATCTTCGTTTTCATCACTTTCTGATATTGAGGTCTCACCAGAAATCATTTGGTGGAAAGCTGCTGCTTTTTCTTCAGTTGTCATTGAAGCAGTCAGAACTGACACTGGTCCACCGTTCGGACCTTCAAGAGTTTTCTTGTCAGAAAGTCCAAGATCACGAGCTATAATATTTGAATTAAGCAAATCTGCTGCTGCTCCAGTGAACTTCTGCTCAAATATTATATTTTCAACTTTTTTGATGATCGAAGATAATTCTGGACGCTCTTTCCGCCATTTCCTCCAAGTGACCTCATCAACATTAATAAAAACACACATGCCACCAATTGTCATGGCACGCATTTTATCCATTTCAGTTTTTACGATTCCATTCTTACCATTAAACACTTTTCCTTCAAGCAATGGATTTTCTTTAACCCATTCAAAGTATCCCAAGCAAGCTTCCCACAATTCTTCAGCTGTATCAAATTTTCGTGGAGCTCCAAAAGGATTGCTTATTTCCCAAAGTTGTTTTGCAACTCTTGGCTTCTTGGCTTCACAATCTGGATTTGACATAACCAGCCTCAAAAAATATTTTGACTTTTATCGCTGATTTATCACAATTTGGAAACCCCTAAAATTTTGTCAAACAAAAAATCATAATTTGGAATATGACAACAATCATCAAGATCAAATGGATTTTCAGCAGAAACCACCTTATCAAAAGGCAACAAAAACGTAGCCCAAAAATCATTCAATAAAGGAACCCCACAAACAAATCCTGATTTCCCTCCAAACAATTTAAACTTCTTTGCCCATCTTATTTGAGCAGGTCGGATATCATTGACAACCAATTTGCCTTTAACAAATTCACCAATTTTCAATTCAATTGGAATGAGAACACCATTTTTCAAAAACATAGTGTCAGGAATACCAGTTTGAGAACCCAAGGCAGGATGAAAACCTTCAGCCCAACCATGATAATCGTTCAAAAAAGCCTTTTGATAGGCTCTTTCAGTCTTTTTCACCACTTTCATGCCATTCATATCAATTCCTTAAAAAGTTAAGTTGTTGTTTTCAAACGATTCCCACTTTCCATTTTCGGATTTTTTTACTATTCCACCCTTTAGCCCTTTTTTATACTCTCTCGTTTTTGTGTTATTTTTATTATAAAGAAAAGAGAGAAGATATAAAAACCCCCTAAACGGTGAAACTGTTTGGAATTCCGAAAAACGAAAGTCCGTTCCCTTTGTTTTCAATGACTTAGGTTTTTCACCTTTCAGCCATTTTTTCATCGACTGCTGCCTTCCTTCGTGCCATATTCATTTTTGCCATTTCGCGCATCGTCAATTCAACAGCCCCGAGTTCCACTGCTTTTAGGCGCTTCCCAAAACAAATATCAAAGTGTTCGTCTGGCCTTCCTTCATTCTGGATCCATTTTTCATTAACCCCAATCTTATTTGTCATATCAATCAATTCAGAATGTGTATCAGCCATCATGTGGCTCATTTTCATACGCCCGAACTTGCCAATTTCAGATTTATACATATCATCAACATAAACTGTCATCAAAACTCTCCAATTTTTACCATCGCCTGAGAATATTCTCTATCAGGACCTAAAATGCCTCCAGGAACCATGACAACATTTACCCCGCCTTGAGGTTGCCACCCCAATTCAATGTGTTCTTTCACCCTTTCACAAAGTTCAATTCTGTCATTGCTTTCAAAAATCCTATAATCAGTTATCATCTTAATAATTTTCTCCTTTCAGAAATTTGTTTTTCGATTCTTGCAGCTTTTTGGTTGCATTGTTCTTTTGTCAAATGTCCATAATACCTGCTTGAAGAAAGTTTACCCTCAAAGCTCCAAACAATATCAGTGCAATTGGCCCATTGTCCGCTTGAGATATCAAAAACAGAGCCATGCTTGATAGATTTCAGAAATCTTTTCATAAATTCTCACAACGCTCCCTCAAGATTTCTATTTCTTTGTTGATTTCATCAACTCGCTGTTCAAATGTATCAGCGATATATTGCAACATAATTTTAGTTTCATTTGACATATTCAATTCTCCCCGCACCCTCGACCAATTGAGCCTTTGTCTGTTTTCGAAACAAAATCTCTCCAAGGAACCCAACCTTTAGGACAATGAAATCCCCAGTCACGAATTTTTGGTCCAGTGATGAAAACAGTCACGCATTGATCACTTTTCAATTGAAGGCGGTGAGCGAATTTTGCCTTGCGGTAAACCCACTGTCCAGCTTTCAATATGCGCTTGCGCGCACAATCACTGTCAATAGCTTTATAGTGTTCTACGAGTTCCCCTTCAACCATAAACGACAAGCTGGCCCAAGGATGATCATGCAGGGCGCTATCATCATCATCGTGCAAAATCTTGTGAAGATAGATGTTGAAAATCGGATTACGCGGAATGACCCACCATCTCAACATGTAAGGGTCATTCCGCGAAGGGCCAATTTGAAAGTCATGTTCACGTTCCATGACCTTTTTTGCAAATTTTGTCAGAATGGCTTTGATCATTTCACGTTCCTTTCAAAAGCCTCAATCACAAACCCAATCAAGATCAGATTCAGCCGCTCGACGAATGCGCACAATCTTTGCACCATTTTCGCAACCTGTAACCCCAAGCAGCAAAGCCGAAAGCTGAGGGACCAATTGTGCAATACGAATGGCTTCACAATTTTCAGTTTCACAATTGACAATTTGCACAGCTTCATTAACGTTGACATTCGTGTCACCCGTTTCAACGTTAATTTTTGAATCAAGCGTTGCTCGAGCATTTGAAGTCGAAGTTGACCCTGAATTGCTTTCAGAGTTATTTATGCTTTGTGCAGCAGATGTGTTCACTGAAAGTGTCAGCAAAATTGCAGTTGTTATCAATATTTTCATTTTAGTTCTCCTTTTTCAGTTTCTTTTCAAGCAGGCTATTAACCCACCGTTCATAATCCACAAGGGCTTTATAAAAAGCTATGGCTGCCCATTGCGGTTCTTTGCACCATGGCCTATTCCAGCGTTTCCCCATTTGTATGGAGATTAAATTCAAATCATATTCACCGACCATCAGCCTTCTTGCGAACTTTCGTTCATTATTTTGAAGTCTTAATTTCTTAACCATTGGGAGTTTTCAATTCCTCTTTATCTGGGGATTGCAGGGCTTCGCGGGCAATGGATTTACACAACAGCGGCCCCACATTTACTTGCTGGTAAGACAATTCTTTCAAAGTTGCCTGTAACCGTTCATTTTCAGCCACCTCTTTCATGGTAGTATTTAGTGCAGATTCACACAACTGACTAGTATTGCGAAAATTGCGTACATCACTCATGGCGTGTCGTCCTTTGGTTGGGATAGGAAGCCAGCTTCGATAAGGGCGTCTACTGTTACTTCCGCGATGTCAGCACGTCTATTATCAATATCATTCAAATCTACACTGCGGTTTACGGAACGCCAAACAACTCCTATCGCGGCGTCCCTGTTTATGGTAGGGCGGGAGTCCCATTTATTACCCTCACAAGAAGCTCCACAATCTTCACATTGCGCAATCCAGCCAGAAAGTGGAAATCCTTTTCGAGTTATATCATTACCTTTACAAAACGGACAAGGCAGAAGGTTCGGTGTATCACTCATGCCATCATCTCCTTTAAAGCCTGTTCTAATTCGGCTTCTGATTTAATCCATGAGATTGTGTTTCCGTGATTACACATAGCCATTTTTGTTTGTTGCAGATATTCCTCGGCGGCTTTTTGAAGCCTTTCGACTTTTTCGTTGGATGTATCAGATATGCTTTTACTTGATCCAAAGGCTCCAATTGGCTTTATTGGTTCTATGCAAGTACATGTCGGACAATCATGTTTTTTAGCTGCAATACTCATGCCATCATCTCCTCGAATATAGATTGTAAATCGGCTTGAGCAGCGGCCTTGGCTACTGTTGGGTTCATGTAGCATTTAGTTTCTCCATTGGGATATATAAGCAAACATGAACCTTCAGACATTATTGAATAATCTATTACATAAGGGCCTATGGGCGTATCCGTTTGCCACACTTCACCATCGGAACAGTCTGTCCAAACCAATTCCTTCGCTTTGGGCTTCTGGGATGCGCCTGCTTGGTAGGCGTCCTCCCAACAATCTTTTATCAAATTCATCGCTTCGACTGTTTCGTCTGGATCACCCTTTGCTGTAATCGTATAGAAAAGATGGCTTGTTTTATTTTTCCATCCCTCAAACTCTTCGCTCGGTTCAGGATATGCTGCCAGCACTGCATCCACGGCCAATTCAGCCAGCTTTCCAGGATCGTCGCCTTGCAGCGTGAGTGCGTCTGTAACGGTTTTTATGAGGGTGTTGCGGGTCATTTATAACCCCATAACCATTTTTCCAGTGATATTGCAATGCAAGTAGAATAGGCACCAATTGTCATAGAAGACGGTATAATTAGGTCTAAACCTGATACCAAAAACGGCACCCAAAATCCAACACTAAGACTAGTTGCTATTATGTAATTATTCATCATTCCGCCTCCACTTGCTGCAGTATTTTAAGCTTTCCGTTGTGGAGTTCGAATTGGACGTGTTCGCATTTAAAACCCCCGAAACCATCTTTACCATAAAAATTCATCCAAAAAGTTACAGGCTCTTCTGGGTATTCGTGAACCATAAAGTGAGTGACCCTAGACCAATTGAATTTTTGGGAATTACGGGTAACTATAACATTTTCAATAGTGCTACCATCAAACCAAATTGTTACTTTCATCCCATCAGGCAAAGGGCACACGCTATTCTCTTCCGCATCCCACGGGTAGCGTTTGTCGATTTCGTATTCTTGTTTCATTTTCAATTCTCCTAAAAAATTCTGTTTTTTCGGGCTTTGTATTTCGCTTCAATCATAAAATGATGAACCCGTGTCATTGTTTCATTTATTGCGTTTGCGATTTCCTTGCCATTGGCATAATGCGGATGATCAATTGAAATTTCAACAAATGTTTCAACAAGATTTTGATTCAATCTTACAGATCCATTTTTGAGTTGATCCCTCAATGATTTTCTATCATCTTTGCTTAATTTATCTTGAAAAATTTCATTCAAGATTTGATCAACTACCTCATCTGGCAAAGCTGGCGGAAGGTCTGAATTTTGAAGTTTCATGACCTGTCCAATTCTTTTTGCAATTCTTCAATTTTTTTAGCAGCTTCTTCACGTTCCTCTTTATAATGCATCATTGCACGACCTACGTCTTCAGTCCTAAGCCTTTCAAGAAGAGATGAATTTGTATTTTTAGGATTGCCAAAAAGCCATATATGATCCCCAACATCTTCAGCAATTTCATGTGCTGTTGATTCATCGACAAAACACAAGGTTTTGTAGTCTGTTTCCCCATAGCATTGGTTGTATCTGATCTGCAAAGCCCAAGGCTTCTCTTTAGACCTTTCAGATGGGCGTAATATTAAATCAGGCATCACTTATTCTCCTTTTTGAAAAACCAAATTATCAACTCAATGAAAAAATTGAGCAACATGACAAAGTAAATCAACAATACGAAATACGGCCATAAAACTCTGACATGAAACTTTTGCTCATGTCTAAACGCAGTCATCCCGAAGAACCCCCATGCTGCTGTAAGGCCGAGAAGTAATTCACATGTCATCCAATTAGGCATAATTTTCGTCCTTTTTCATAGCATCAACCTATGTTTGGATAAACTTTTAATAACGCTATCAAAAGTTGCTTCTCATCATTTATTTCATCAGATTCAGAACTCAAAACACCACGCAAAACTCTATCATGATGAGTGTCCCAAAGTGTCTGAGCAGCAGCTTCTGGGATTTTCATTTTGACTTGTTTTTTCCGAAATTTTAAACGAAAATCTTTAGGGTCCCCTCCTGCTCTTAGATGTTCAATTTTTAAATCAGCCCTTTCATTTAAAAAAGCAATTTCATCATCTGTTTTTTCAGATATTTTATCAAATATTTTTTCACGCATCTGATAAACAACTTCATTCCCTGTGATGCCTTTTGCAATTTCATCATGAGTTGATGTGTGGCCTTTTGATTCTAAAAGCTTTCCAATCATATCAAATTTTTCAAGCAATGCTTGAATTTCAGCAGGTATAGTTTTTCCTGAATTTATCAGTTCAGTTTTCAAATCAGTCATGATTTTTCCTTCCATGTAAAGTTTTCTTTGACAGAGTCAAATAAATTGCCAATCATGTAGGCTCTCAATTCTGTGTTTTCAACACCTGTTGGCAAATTCTGTTGATCAAATATAAAGTCAACAATGTGCGAACATTCATGAACGATTGTGCAATCATCACAATCAGAATTTAATATCATACCCCACCAAGCTTTTCCATCAGGCTCTTCATGAATAACTGCCGCTCCATAGCTTGCTTCAGGGATCGGAAGCGGATCAATTTTCAAAGTGTTTATTGCATATTCTCTCCATTGCCGAATTGAAGAATACAAAGCCAATTGAATGTTCCATGGCTCAATCAATATGTAACAATGGGGTTTATTGATTTTTAATTTTGAAATCTTGGACATATTTGATCCCTTTATTTGTCAATCCATAGCCTGAGCCAGCTGTCATTCCATAATCAGTGAAAAGACCTGTTTGATATTTCACCAGACCTTTGTTGCGTAATGATTTTAGAATTGCAGTTGACCATATCCTTGAAAGCCCAGTTTTCTTCATCACAGTTTTTGTATAGATGAAATATTCACCGCACGGCCCATATTCGCTCAGAACTCTTAATACGCTGTGCTCCATGACCAATACGCAATCTTGGAGAATTTGTTTATCACATGTCATTTTCCATAACCTCTGCTGGCTTAACCAAAGCTTCACGTATTTTTTCTTTTGCCTCATCAGCAGGCAATCCAGATATCAAAGCCGCCGCTGCTGCGTTCATGACAAGGTGCTGATTCCTTCCAGAAACATAAAACCTGCTTTTTGAAGCTTTCATCCCTGCATCTTGCATGGCTTTACGCAATTCATAATCGCTATCAAAAACTCGACTTTGACATTGGACCCTGACCCAAACGACAATATCTTTCATCGGCAGGGCTATTGCATCTTTGGCACGTTTCATTGCAGCTTCGGCCAATGCGACAACTTCTTCTTGGGCCTCTGTGCGTGAGCCGCGTATCATTTCACGTTTGCGCTCGGTCATCGGGGCACGTTCAGACCTAACAACATAATCACCGAAGTCATTTGCCCATGCCGAAATTATACTCAGGCCTCCGCTTTGGAGCCAATTGTGGAAATTACGAAATTTTTTGACAGGCCAGCGCGTCTCTGTAACTTCTGGATAGAACCAACGCCTGTCATCTTGTTCCATCCGCAATGCACGCATTGAATTGCTCATTGCAATTATATGTGCCCAATTGTCAATTGTGTATGGGCGTTGGTATTTTGCATTTACATTGACATCTTTGTCAGTTATATAACCTTTCAAAGTGTTGTAAGCTTTCCATGAATGGCCAGAATAAATTTCATTAACGACTATCAATCGTTTTTGAGCTATCCAATCAGTGAAATCAGAATTGACAATCGTTTTCTCTGAAGGGTATCCAACATTATGATCACCAACCAACTTGGCCAAAATTTCAGAACCTAAAGTTGTTTTCCCAATACCTTGGGCTTCACTCACCAACAACATACCATATTCCATTTTTCGATCGGGACGAGCAATCAACGTAGCGCACCAACGCATAACTTGATAACGTTCATTTTCATTCGGGAAAACATAATTAAGAAATTCCATGAATGGTTCAATGTTTCCTGCTTTTGGTTTTATTTGTGAAGGTATGTGAAGGTTTATTGCTGACGTTGAACGATCAGTTACGATCCTTCCGTCAACATCTGGCCTGTAGCAAATTTTTGTAGCTCTGCCTTGATAGCTTTTCAACAATAATCCAGCTGTATTATTTGAATGGCTGAAGCTGCTCATCATTTTATTCGTTATTTGTTCTGAACGCACTATTTCAGGCATCTCAGTGCAAACCCAAAGGTCAGCTTCTTCAATGAAAGCCCACATTTCTTTGAAATGTTGACGCAAAACTGGAGTTGGCTTGCCCTTTTTATTTTGAATCAATTCAGTCGCCCAAGTTGCAGGGTGCAAACAAGACCTGAAAGATGGACCAACGTAATGACTGACACCTTCAATCTCTTTGAACATCTTTTTAGGAAACGGATCGGCTAAATCAAAACTAACAGGCCATTCATTTGTGAACTGAACATGAAAAGTTGGAAACCTCAACCTGTAGCTTATTGCAGGAACCGCCGCGACTCCAGGATTGTCATTATCACTAACAATATAAGCCTTTGTAACGCCCTCACGCTTCAAAGCTGACCAATCAGTTCTTGCTGGACTCAATGCCCCTCCAACCCAACCAAGGTGTGCAGCATTTTTTAACTCTTCTCCCCATGGGTGTTCAGCCAATTTTTCTTTTTGTTCTTTGGTTTTTGCCTCAACCATTTCAACCATTGCTCTCGCAGCTTTTGCACCTTCATGGATGAAAACAACTGAATTCTCCTTTAACTGATCCAATCCCCAAAGCGGCAAATAGCCTTCTGGCTCTGCTGCCCTCCAGACCCCATCACTCCAAAATGTATAAGGGATATAATTTTTTCCACCCTCATTGTTCTCTCTGCGCAATTGAAGCATTACAATTTGCCCGTCTGTATCGTGAAATTCAAAAAGATCACGTTTTGGTGCACGGTTTAATTCTTCAGGCAAATTTGCTAATCCAGAAACTTTCACTTGATGAGGAAATTCATAAAGCTCAAACGCCTCTTTTATTTTACCAGCTTCAGTTTCTGAAGGCAAAAAGTGTTCCTCAAGGGTGTCAACATCCCCTTCACGATTGAACTTTATTACTGCAACATCATTGAAATATTTTCCACGTTTTTCTTTGACAACAGCCGTCAAAAGTGAACGAGGTTCAGCCCCAATTCGGTCAAGATATTCTTTCACTGCTGGGATTGAATTTAGGGAATTGACTTTTTTCATGTTTCTTCTTGACCTCTTGCTTCATATTGATGGCACCAGTTTCTTTTGTGCTCAACTTTTTTGTTTATATTTGATGCAAAGCGTTTAACTTTACACATGATATAATCTTTTGATGGTTTGCCAAGTGGAGTAAATTTATGCTCAAAGGAGAACTTACAATTGAAACAACAATCTTCTTTGATGCGGTCTTCAATCACCAAACCATCATTAATTTCAAATTCGCACAAAGGACATTTTTTCTTACACATCATCCATGTCTCCTATATAACGCGCCATTTTTATTATCATGAAATTGCTCTTTGGTATCAAAGAACCTTTAAAAGCATAGATTGATTTTCCTGGACGACCACGGTCTATTATGCTTTTTCCAATTTCATCAAACTTGAAGCGCGTAATTTTTGCATGAGTTACTCCAGTGTCATCTTTCAACTCAAGGTTCAAAGATGCTGTCTTTCCGTCCTCAATTCTTTTGCCACCGCGTTTCGCGATATTTACAGCCTCATTTTCATCACGAGGATTTATTCCATTTGCGACGACGAATAGTAAATAATCATGCCAATCATCGTGAAATTCCATATCACCAATATTCGTTGGCAAGGTATGAATGTTCCTTTCAGAAGGATCAGGCATCAATTTATTGATCCTGTCACGTATTGGCCATAAACTGTCAATTGGAGTTTTAGGATTACTCAAAAGTTTCGCAGCACGATCAGGAATTTTTTCTCCTTTGTTGCGCGCTGCGACAATTTGCTGAGCGAGCTTAGGGCCAATACCTTTGACATTTTGAACAGGTCCAGCCAGAGACCTAACTCCATCTTTCACCGCAATGTTCCATTTGTCTGTTGAAGTTTCAGGGTCAACAGGAACGTATTTTATTCCTTCATTCGCCATTTCTCGCAACATGTTCAATTGACGATCTGGATTGTCTTCATGATTTAATGTTGCTGCTGCAAATTCCAAAGGATAATGACCCTTCAACCAACAACACCAATAACTGATAATTCCATAAGCAACTGAATGAGATTTATTGAAAGCCCAAGCGCCATAAGCACATAGATCATCCCAAACCTTTTCAAGAACATCATCAGGGATTCCTTTTTTTCTTGCAGAAGCTTTCCAACGGTCACCAAACTGATCAAAATATTCCTTGCCCAATGATTTACTCATCGCCTTGCGCAACAAGGTTACATCTTCCCAAGTCAAGTCGCCAATTTTCCGACCAATCTCCATAACCTGCTCTTGATAAATCACAATGCCACGAGTGTCTTCAAGATAAGGTCTGAATAATTCATGAGGAACAGTTGTTTTGTGTTCACCTTTTTTACGCATAACCCATTCATGCGCTCCGCCCGAGCTCATTGGTCCAGGACGTGCCAAAGCTGTTATTGCGACAATGTCATCAAGTTCAGTTATTTCAACTTGATAAGCCAATGATTGGAGCGCTGGTCCGTTAAATTGGAATATTCCACTGAAATACCCCTTATTCATAACTTCAAATGCAACAGGGTCTTGAAGGCTTACAGTTTCAAGATGATCATGGGGCAACCCAGCCAATTCAAGAGCGTCCTCAAAAACACTCAACTGTGTCAGCCCAAGAGCATCAATTTTTAACAATTCAAGATCTTCAGCATCTTTTTTATCACAATGTGTCGCACCAGTGCGAGTGTCAACACCGATGTAATTTCTCACTGGCTCTTCTGTCAAGATTATTCCTGCTGCGTGTTGGGAATGGTGACGAGGGTGACCTTCCATTGAACAAGCAATCAACATTTCAGGGTGTTCGAGCAATAGTTCCTTGCCATTTGGCGTTTGACGCAAAGTATCCTCAAGGGTATCAAGCGCACGGCTATCACCCGAACTCCGTTCAATCAAAGCATCAAGTGCTTTTTCAGCTTTCCATTGAGGAACTCTCAAAGCAGCTGAAGTTTCTTTCATGGCAGAAGCTGGACGATACATTGCCACCGTTCCAAGGCGAGCAATTCTATCACGACCGTATTTTTCTTCCATGTAATCAAATACCAAAGATCTTTTCTGATCAGAGAAATCAATATCAATATCAGGCAAATCATCACGGTTCAAATCAATAAATCGTTCAAATATCAGACCATAAGGAATTGGGTCGACAGTGGTTATTTGCAACAGATAACAAACCAAAGATCCACAAGATGAACCGCGTGCTGGTCCAACAATCATTCTTTCACGCGCCCATATTACCAAATCAGAAATGATATAAAAGTAATCTTCAAAGTTTTTTTGTTCAATCAACTCCAATTCTTTTTTCAAGCGTTCAGCATAAACAGAGTCATTCAAATCAACTCCAAGAAGATCTGCTCCTTCAATGCACATTTGTTGAAGTGTTTTTGGTTTTTCAGGGACCAAAAGGGTGCCTGATTTAAGCCTCGCTGATGCCTGTTCTCCGATTTTTAGTAGATTTCCCCATGCCTCATCCTTATCATCGCTATCTGCAGCGTTTTGGATGGAATTATACCATTCTTGCTTGCTTAATATGTGCTGTTGATAGGTTTGACTGCTTGCGGTTCTCCCACATACAACTTCGTAAAACGGCAAATCACCATCATTTGTATAAAAGTTATCTGAGCATGCGACAAATTTGAAACCATATTTTTTAGCCCTCCGAATTTGACCATTCATAATTGAAGGGCTAAGGCCAACAAATAATCTTTCGTCACTTGGGTCAATTTTGTCAAGGTTTGTTCGGTTTCCGATTATTTTAAAACAATCAGCATGCAAAGCTTGATCAATTGTCAATAACGGTTCATATCTGAATTGAGCTGTTGCAATTTCCAACAATTTGTTCAAAGGCAAAATTGAATCATCACATATAAAGGTCCAATGGTCAATTGTTGGTTTTTTCGCCGTTGGTTCTGGGCTAACTCCGAGTTCGATTCCGAATAAAGGTTTTGCTCCTTTTTCATCACACATTTTTTGCCATTTTACCCATCCGAATAATGAAGCACGGTCGGTGATTGGGTAGCATGGATATTTGATTTTCTCCAAACGTTCAAAAACTTTCGGCAAGGTGCCGACTGCTGAACGGAATGAAAAACCTGTTCTTACCCTCATTCGATTTTCTCCAACCAATGAAAAGCAGAAATTTCTAAAAGTCCTGAACGACTTGGATGAGGATCATGAACCATAGTCATGGTTTCCCTATTCCAAACAACCAAGTGAGAAGCGTTTATTTCTTCAGTTCTTTCAGTTGAACCACGAGCCATTATTATTGGTGGTAAAAAATCCCATTCTTTTTCTGGGTAATATGGATTTGTTTTATATAAAAAATGGTATTTTTCGCGCAGGACTTTGAAAAATTCTGAATTCCATCCACCATCAGCAGCAATTGGGTGCGGTAAGCTTGACATTGGCCTTTGTGTCAATGTACGAATACAAGCCCTAACACAATCACCATGTGTTCCTTTTTCAGCATCAGTCAAAACAGCTTGATCATATAGGTCAATATAACTGCTTGGGTCACGCATCATATCAACCCTTCTTTTTCAGCCAACCATTTAGGGAACAAGAAATCACCATAGCTGTGAGTTTTGTGAATATATGTCTTTATGCATTGAACAGAAGTTTTTGAAACCCAGAATTTTTGATCATCAGAAGGGATATCATGCTCAGAAAGCAACCAAGCCTTTTCAGTGCTCCAGACAATTCTCAAGCTCAATTCGACCATGCCATCATCGTCATCAACAACGTCCATTAAATCTCTCCGTCTTCATACAGTTTCTTGAAGCAACGTTCCAACGCGATTACATCATTTTTCGCACGATGAGCTTCATCAAAATTTTCACCAAACAAATGCTCATACAAAGCTTGAAGGCTCAATCTAAATCCTTTCAAGTGAATGGTGCTTTCAACAGTGCACAATTTTCGATCAGGAAATTGAAACACCTTTTCAGGGTTCTTTAGGTTAATCCTTCTTTGTTCAAATTCCATCAATTGAGCATCATAAGCCAAATTGTGAGCAACAACGCAATTTGCATCTCTAAAGAAATCCGAAATTTCATCCCAATAAGTTGAAATTGGTTTCAGATTTTTTACCATTTCATCATCAATTCCAGTTATGTTTGATGACTCTTCAGGGATTGGCACTCCAGGATTGACAATAAATTCAATCTCACCCAGATCATTCCATTCATCAACAGAACCAAAAGCGTCAGAAGGAAGTTCAATCTTCTTTGCATAGATTTCAACTATCCTAGGTTGAAGGTGTAACGGCAAACCAGTATTGTGAACAAGGTCTGTTGTTTCTGTGTCGAACAATATCACTTTCATTTTTCTGCCCTTTTAAAAACTGTATCTATCAGAAAGCTCTTTGGGTAGCCTTCTTTGTGCATTGAAATTCTTGATGGTTTTATCATAACAAATTGCTGCTTCAAGAGTTGATTTTTTATATTGGTAAATCTTTCCCAACCTTGCTTCGATCTTGTTCCGTGAAATTCAATCTGCATTGCTTCAACACAAGGCAATATTTCAAGACCGTCTAAGCAATCGTATTCAGAGCCTTCAATGTCAATTTTCACAACACGAGGTTTATACTTCAATATCAATTCTTCCAATGAGATTGAAAGAACTTCTTTGTAATAACCTTCTTTCTTCAAACGTTTTTTGAATCGAGCAGAAGCCCCTATAGAATTTTCTGGAGTTGAAACAAATGCAACCTTTCCTGTTTCATTCATAACTGCACCAAGGATCAATTCTATATTTTCCAATCCGCTTACTTCAATGTTTTTACAGGCCATTTCGTAAGTTTCTGGATGAGCTTCAACTGCAAATACTGAATCAAATTGCTTTGCTGCTGCAATTGAAACAAATCCGATATTTGCCCCACAATCTAGGAATGTTCCACCTTCTCCGTGAATGTGTAAATTCCGAATGTTCGAATTGCTATCAGCCTCTGATCTGTCGAAATTCATTTTTCAATCCTCCAAATCTGTTCCAAGAAAATTCCTTTTCTAAGTTCCTTGTCAACATGTTTATTACATTTTTGCAATCCAAATGAACACTAAAATCATAATTTTGGCCAATGCATTCCCATTCATGATCACAGTCAGCACGTTTAAATAAATTTTTGAAAAAATAAATAATACTCTTAAACATCATTTTCCCTCCTGCAATCTGCATCAAGTTCTTGCAACATCATAGTGTAAACAGCCAAATCATCAATTGAATCAATCATTGTTTTCATTTGCTCTTTTTTCAGAACATTTTGAAAATTTTGAGCGTATCTTGAAAATTTGCTCATGATTTGAATCATTACTCCAAATCTGTTCCAATCGTCAGCAGAAACCAACAATAAACCATTTGGAAATAATTTCGCAGCCCATTCACCAAATTCTTTATAATTGTTTCCATACATTTTATTGCGTTCAGAATAAATTTCAGCCAATTGCTTTAGCATTTCAGGAACTGTTTGTTTTTCCTCTTTCACGCATTCAAAATGAATTTTGAGACTTGCAAAATCTCTCAGAGCAATGATCATATCATCAAACTCTTTTTGCTCTGATTCAGTTTTTAATTCTTTTTCACCAAATTTGAATATCGAATTTATTTTCTCGATATATTCTTCTGAAGTCAGTCCATAAATTTGATAAATACGGCCCATAATCAATATGCCCCAACACGAACTTGCCAGCACGGAATTCCATATTCTCTCCATGCATCAACCATTTTGTCACGGTCTTCAAGTGCGAACAACAATTCACTTTTATCTCGACCTATACAATCCAACCAATCTTCAAGAAGGCCAATTTTTAATTCTTTATCAGAACGAAAATCATTGTCAGGTCGCATCAATAAAGTCTCAATTGGGACATGGTATTTGTCAAACCATTTCAAAGTTATTGGGCGAAATTTTTCATTGCGACCAGTTATTGCAATTATTTCATTCTCACCATTGTCGAGTGCGTAAAGAGCCTTCAAAACATCATCATTCGGAGGGTCTTGAGACGAAGCTTCATGAAACAAATCCCACTGCCCATTTTGGGCTAGTTGTGAACGCTGTGTTGAATCGTACAACGTTCCGTCAAGATCGCAAATTATCAATCGTTTATTCATCAGTCTATGTCTCCTAATTCTCTAGCTTGTCGCTCAGCCTCTTCTTTGGAATATGCCTCAAGCACTCCTACGCACTTACCCTGAACCTTTTTTATATCGTCAGTGACCCACCCGTCACGGTGAATATAATAAAAGCGAAGTCGTTTATTCATCAAACTAGCCTTTGCGCATTTGATCGATCAATTTGATCATTTCAATTTTGTGTTCTTCACACACATTGGTTTTTTCACAAAGATTTCGAACCCTATTTTCAAGTTCAATTGCTGCAACATCAAAATTTCTGTTGATGAAAAGTTCTGCCCAAGGATGAACCTTAATCACTTCAGCTTTCATGGCCTCAAGAACATCACGATATTCTCCTTGAGTTCTGGAGCTTGAACGTTTTCGGACAAGATCAGTGATGACACGCAAATTGAAATCTGCACAAATGTTTGTGTGAATGTTAGTTGGCAAAATGCCACGGGCATCTTCAATTGCAGCACCATGGGCAATCAATTTGTCATAAGCTTCACGAATTTCATACATCGTTTCATCATATGTTGATGCTAAAACACCTGCTTTATTCCTGCCTGTGTCATGGTCAATTTCAAAGTCTTCAGAAATTGTTGGACCAGTTCCATAAGTCCATCCACCAACATCTAAAACGCGCATTGTTTGCTGTGCATATGAACCTGTTCTTGTTCGAACGAACTGGTGAGTGAAACCACGTGTAACCCCGTTGATCAAGAACGAATAATGGACAAATTCCCAAGAACTTGGAATTGTGTTCGCCATATATTCGAGTTCTTTTTCAATTTCAGAATCAGACATCCCTTCAACAATTGCCATTTGATCAGGGTTCATTTTCAGGCGAGTTTGCTTCGTGAAAACCAAAACATTTGCAGCTTGACGAGCTGGATTTTCAGAGCCTTTTCCTGTGTAGTCTATAAGTGTAACTTCCATCATTCAATTCCTCTTTCACGTTTTTTCTTCTGGACCAAAAAATCAAAGAAATTTTCTTGAAGAAAATTATGCAAACTTTTAGTATCAGAAATTGAATATATTTCATCTCTGACGCTGTTCTCAATATCAACTTCAAGATCAACAGAAGAGCAAGGTGCACATTTATCACCACCATTGTAGATTTGAATCTTGCAATTTGAGCACCTTTTGATTTGCTCTCCTGTCAATTTTTCATGAAAATCAGGGCTCATGAAACTGGCACCCTTTGTGCAAAAAGATGCCAAACAAGGGCACCACCAAGCTCTTGATAAGTCTGAAGGTGTTCAGCGCTTGGCTCATCAAAATTCCAACCAGTTCCAATGACAAAAAATTTTACAATTTGAAGATTTGCAGAATGAGGGTTAACAAGTGCCCACATAAACTTCTCTCCACCCTGTTCTTGAATGCTCAAAAATTCTGCCCCTTCAGGCATTTCATGCGTCAAAACTTGATCAGTTTCAGGCATTTTAAATTTCCAGATTGCTCTCATGACTTTCTCATTTCATATTGTTTTGAGGATGAACCATTTGCCATCCGTTGGATCACACGCACATCATTAACAAGATCGTCCAATAATAATCCAGGACGCCAAGTTGAAAATCTTCCCAATGAATAGATGTTGTGTTTTTCTGTTGCCCAAAGCAAAAATCGTTTACGTTTTTCATTGTCAATCGGGACGATCTTATTATACATCGATCTTTTTGCTTTGCCCATTGAAAGAATATATTCAATGTCAATTTGTTGAGAAATGCCAAGACCTTCAATTGCCTCTTTTATCAAAACAACAGCCCATTCTCCAAGAGGTAAATTTTCAGTTTCTTCATGCATTATCATATTGAATTCAAGAATCAAATTTCGTTCAGTTATCGAAGCCCTGTAGCAAGAAATATTCGGATCAGGGTAATAAACCGTTGCACAAATATCAAATTCTTCAGGCAATTTACAATTGATAGTGAACCCTTCCAGAAATTTGAAATTTGGTTTATTTTCATAACCCAACAAATCCATCAACGTAGGCATAGGGATGGTCGATAACAATGGCAACTCAGCATTGCGAGCATCATTCAGTGCAATGTCAAAACCTGCTTTGAAGTGCATTTTGTGTTCACTCATTTTCCCAAGTTGATTGATCAAATCAACAGGAGCAATGTAACGTTCTTCAACTTCACCTGTTGCCGTTATTGATGAACGAAGTCGAACACCACCTGTTGCCTTTTTTGAATACATAATTGCATCAGCAACTGGGTTTTTCCAAGGTTGTTGGGATTTCAAAATCTTAACTTTCCGGAATGGTATCCCAACTGCATCACCAACAACTGATGTTTTGAACCTTAACAATGCCGAATGATTGTTTGGTAAACTTTCTTGTTTGTCATAAATCCCAACAACTTGATCACGCATCATTGCTGATGCTATAAGACCGCTCAAACCTGCACCAACGACAATCATACTGGCAATCCGAATGCGTTGTTTACATTTTCCATCGAAACAACAGGAAGGTTGACTTTTGGATTTATTGTTTTCACCTTCTTATTCTTGTCGAGCTCTTCAAGATGAGGACAGAAAGGTCTGACTTCTGGCCATTTTTCAAGAAGCATTTTATAAGTTGTGCAACTTTCCAAAATGGAGTTTGCTGCTCTTGAAGCTTCTTTGACTTTTTTGTTGAATTCATTTATTTCGTCAAAATATTTCTCGACTTTTGAATTCAAAGATTTTGACTTTTTGATGAGCCGAACCCGCGAATATCGAACATAGTAAGGAATTCGAATCTTTGGAGGATTTTTTGAATTTCCTTTCAAACCAATCTTATTATTTATCAGACTTGTGTTTGGGTATTTCCTACAAGCTCTCAAACTCCTAAATTTTTCCCCACCTGATCGTGACTGGGAAAC